GTCACCTATGGTGGCTCGTATGGCACAAACGGCTTCTACTTACCCTTCACCAACCAATCAGTATCAGCTTCCTATTTGGTCGTTGCTGGAGGTGGTGGTGGTGGTACTGACTACGCTGGCGGTGGTGGTGCAGGTGGCTTGTTGACCAGCACAGCAGTCCTAAGTTCAAATCTTTCGTACACGGTGACTGTGGGTGCTGGCGGTGCGGCTAAAACTCAAGGCAGTAGTTCAGTATTTAGCTCATCCACTGCCACTGGTGGCGGCTATGGTGGTGGTAACAGCGCCCCTGCATCTGGCGGCTCTGGTGGTTCTGGTGGTGGTGCGGCAGGCGCTAACGCTGGCGGTAGTGCTGGCGCAGGTACATCTGGACAGGGTTTTGCTGGCGGTACTTCAGCCGCATTTGGTACTTCAGGTGGTGGCGGTGGTGGCGGAGCAAGTGCAGTAGGCTCTAACGGCTTGCAATTTGCTGGCGGCGCAGGTGGCGCAGGTACAGCTTCATCACTCAGCGGTTCCTCTGTCACATACGCAGGCGGCGGTGGTGGTGGTGGATATACACCCGCAGGGACAACAGCAGGTGCTGGTGGCGCTGGCGGTGGAGGCGCAGGTGCGGCTTCTGGCGCTGGTACAGCAGGTACAGCAAACCGTGGCGGTGGCGGTGGTGGTGGTGCTGGCGGTAGCGGCGCAGGTGGAGCAGGTGGCTCTGGTGTCGTGATTGTTTCCTACGCTGGCGCTCAAAGATTCACTGGCGGTACTGTTACCACTTCAGGTGGCAACACAATCCACACCTTCACATCATCATCAACATTGGTTGGTTATCTGGCTGGAGACTATTCTCCAAACGGGAACAACTGGACACAGAACAACATCAGCACAACTGCTGGCGTGACTTTTGACAGCATGACCGATGTACCTACACTGACAAGTGCGACAGCGGCAAACTTTGCTGTGCTTAATCCTCTTCAAATTTATCCCGGCGGCTCCATTTTGACTATTTCGCAAGGCAATCTGTATGCAAGCGGATCAGGTGTCGCTGACCGATATGCTCTTGCGACAATGGCAATTCCATCAAACGGAAAGATTTATTTTGAGGCTACAGTGGGTACGCTAACCAGCGGCGCTTGTTATGTTGGAGCAGTTTCCGCTTCCAACCCAGCCGCCTCACAGGGCTCGGTCTACTTTAATACTGGTCAAGTTTTTGCGAATGGCTCGCAAGTCACGGCTGGAGCCGCTAGCTACACTTCTGGAAATGTGATCGGTGTTGCTGTTGATTATGCGGCTGGTACTGTTGCTTTCTATAAAAACAATACACTGAGCTACACCTCAACCAGTGTGACCAACCCAGAAATGCCTATTGTGTACGCAGGCGGCACTTGTGATTGGTATGTCAATTTTGGTCAACGACCATTTACATATACCCCACCAAGCGGTTATATAGCCCTTAACACATACAACCTATAAGGAACAACCATGGCAACAACATATGCAATTCCAAATGGTCGTACTGTGATGGCGGCTACGACCTATACAGGCACAGGCGCAACTCAAGTAGTCAGTAACGCAGTGAATGGCGTTTCCATGCAACCTGATTTGGTGTGGCTGAAAATCAGAAGCGGGGCGGCTAATCATATTTTGATTGATGCTGTTCGTGGATACGATAAATATTTAGGAAGCAACACCACAGCGGCAGAGGCAACCAGTACAGACCAGTTCACTTCATTTAATTCAAATGGATTTACTTTAGGTGCAAATTCTGGAGCAGGTGGAAACACAAATCAGAATGGCTCAACATATGTCGGTTGGCAATGGAACGCTGGTGGCTCAACAGTAACCAACACCAGTGGCTCAATCACTTCTAGCGTGAGAGCCAACACCACTGCTGGATTTAGTATTGTTGGGTACACAGGCACAGGTGCAAATGCTACTGTTGGGCATGGTTTGGGTGTTGCGCCATCTATGATTATCACCAAGGTGCGCTCCACATCTGGTGCTGATTGGAGCGTTTACCATACATCAACTGGAAACACAAAATCCTTATTTTTAGATACAACTGCGGCTCCAACAACGTCCGCTAATTTTTGGAATAACACATCTCCGACAAGTTCAGTGTTTAGTGTCGGGATTAGCGGTGGGACAAACAATAGCGGAAACACAATGATTGCCTACTGCTTTGCCGCAGTAGCTGGCTATTCCGCATTTGGTAGCTACACAGGCAATGGAAGTACAGATGGGCCTTTTGTGTATCTTGGGTTTAGGCCAAGGTTTGTGATGTTTAAGCGAACCGATGTAGCAAACGCTTGGTTGATTTATGACACCGGACGAAACACAGACAACGTAGTTAACAAATATCTATTTGCAAATGCCTCAGATGCAGAAAATACGGGCAGTGGTTCATCTGACCTAATTGATTTTTTATCAAATGGATTTAAAGTTCGTTGCTCAAATGCCGCTGAAAATGCAAGTGGCGGCACATACATTTATGCCGCTTTCGCTGAAAACCCATTCAAGTATGCTAACGCTCGATAAGGAGAAAACATGAGTCATTTTGCAAAAGTAGAAAACGGTATCGTCACTCAGGTGATTGTTGCTGAAGAAGACTTCATCGCCACTGGCGCTGTTGGTCATGGCTGGATTCAAACCAGCTACAACACACTTGGCAACCAACACCCAGAAGGCCGTCCATTGCGTGGCAACTATGCTGGCATTGGCTACACCTATGACGATGTAAACGATGTCTTCATCGCCCCTAAGCCTTTTGATAACTGGGTGCTGGACACCGCCACATGGCTGTGGAATCCTCCTGTTGCCATGCCTGTAGATGAATATCTCTACACATGGAATCAAGAAACAACAGCATGGGACAGAGGCGAACTGCGTCCTGTGGTTGTTGTGGAGTCTGCACCAGTTATCGAGGCTGTTGTAGAGCCTGAAGTGGTAGTTGAGACTCCAATAGTGACAGAACCCGTGGTAGAGACTCCCGCCGAACAAACAATCAACCCAACAAACTGAGGAACACATGGATAAATTGATCATTTCCACACCACTTTTGAACAACATCCTTGGCTACCTTGGATCACGCCCCTACCAAGAGGTGTTTCAATTGATTGAGGCTTTGCAAAACGAAGCCAAGAGTCAGCCAAAACAAGAAGTTCCAAGTGAGTGATAAATGGAAGCAACCCATGAACTTGCCACAGAAACGGATAAGCGTTTGAGCGTCCATGAAGCCGTTTGCGCCCAGCGGTATGAGGGCATCCAAGCTCGGTTTGACGAGGGAACCAAACGCATGAACAAGATTGAATACCTGCTTTATGCAGTGATCATCTTGGTGCTGTTTGGCCCCGGTGTTGCCGCTGAGTTTGTGAAGAAACTGTTGGGGTTGTAAATTGAACCGATCACCCTTGCTTTAACCGCAATTGCCGGGATCAAGCAAGGGATTGCTCTGTACAAAGATGCAAAGGCCACAGGCTCTGATCTTTACAAAGTAACCAAGGAGATTTCAGGATTCATTGGGCAGTTCTTTGAAGCGCACGAAGAAGTAAAAAAAGAAAACAAGCGCAACGAATTAAACCCGCCAAAAGAAAAATCACTCAAAGCTCAAGCACTTGAAAATGTTTTCAACCAAATTGAACTTGAAAGACAGGCAGTTGAGTTGCGTGAGTTTTTGATCTACCACACAGATCCCGCCTTGGGTGCAGTATGGTCAAGATACGAACAAGAATTTGCCAGACTTGCAAAAAAGCATGATGAAGAGATTAAGCAGGAAGCAATAGCAGAACGGAAAAAGAAATGGCAACGCCAGCAAATGATCGACAGATTGCAAAACAACGCCTTGATCTTCATGGCGGCTCTGTTGGTTATCGTAGAAATTTGGGCATTGATGTACCTCATTCACATGAATCGGGATATGTAGTTGTTGCAATCTTGCTGTTGCTTTTTATTTGTCTGGTGATGCCCTTGATGGCGATGCTGTACTTCGATTCACTGACGCTGAACAAAAAGACAGAACGCACTGAAGCAAGAATGGAAAAACGGTTGAAAGATTTAGAGGAAAAGGACAAAAAATGATCCCCATAGTTGCATCCTTGCTTGGTAGCCTTGCCCAAAACGGCTTAGGCTTGCTTTCATCTGCCATACAAGCCAAAGGCAAAGAGGTGGTTGAGAACACTCTTGGCGTGAAGATTCCTGACAATCCAACCCCCGAAGATGTGTCCAAGCTACGGCAACTCCAGTTTGACCATGAAGAGCGTTTGCTTGAACTGGGAATTGAAAAAGCCAAGATGGACTTGGCTGAGATGGAATTGCTGGCAAAAGCCGCTCAGAATGACGCAGACAACATCACAGACCGCTGGGAAGCGGACATGGCATCTGACTCTTGGCTGTCCAAGAATATCCGCCCCATGAGCCTTATAGCCATTTTCTTGGGGTATTTCCTGTTTGCCATGATGTCAGCCTTTGGATACAACGCCAACGAAAGCTATGTCACCCTGCTGGGTAACTGGGGCATGTTGATCATGGGGGCGTATTTTGGTGGTCGCACAGTCGAGAAGCTGGCAGAAATGAGGCGCAAATGAGCTTAAACACAGAACAAGCCGCATTCTTACTGGATGCCTGCAAGTTGATCCAATACGCCACAGAGCAGGGTTTTGTGGTCACAGGCGGTGAACTTGCCCGCACCCCTGAACAGCAGGCTATCTATGTCAAAACAGGTAGATCGAAGACCCTTAACTCCATCCACCTGAAACGATGCGCCATCGACTTGAATTTCTTCAAAGATGGGCGGATAATATGGGACAAGAGCATCCTTGCGCCATTGGGTGCTTACTGGGAGACTTTGAACCCCAAAAATCGCTGGGGCGGGAACTTCAAATCGCTGGTCGATTGCCCTCATTTTGAGCGTAATGTTGGATAAAGGAGTCCCAAGATGGCTACCGCAAGTGTGATGACCTACGACAGCTTGGTGGAAAACATCCAATCGTACTTGGAGCGTTCAGATACCGCCACATTAGAAAAAATACCTTTGTTCATCATGCTGGCAGAGCAGATCATTGCCAGCCAGATAAAGTTTCTTGGAAACCTGACCGTTAACACATCCACCATGGTGCGGGGCGAAGCAACGATTGCCAAGCCTGCACGGTGGCACAAGACAGTTTCCATGAACATTACGGATGCCACTGGAAAGCGACAGCCAGTGCTGTTGCGCAAGTATGAATATCTGCGTGAATACTGGCCTAACCCTACCAGTGAAGACATCCCCAAGTTTTACTGCGACTACGACTACACCCATTGGTTGATAGCTCCAACACCGTCAGCCGCCTTTAACTTTGAGGTGCTGTACTACGAGCGAGTTCAACCTCTGGATTCCAGCAATCAATCAAACTGGTTCACGCAATATGCTCCGCAGGCGCTGTTGTATGGATCTTTGCTTCAGGCGATGCCATTCTTGAAGAATGATGATCGCATGCCAATGTGGCAACAGAACTATGACCTGATCATGCAGACTCTGATGGCTGAAGACAAGCTTCGTGTGGCTGACCGTCAAGCTGTGGCGGTGGATAGTTAAAGGAACAATCAATGAGCTACAACTCACCATTTACAGGACAAGTCATCCAGCCAACGGATGTCAGCTTCCGTGCATTTAATCTGAATGCAGACACTGCATTGTCATGGCCTCTAAACGGCAACGCCACTGATAACTACGCCGCACGGATCATGCAAGTGACTCCGAATGCCGCTGGTCGCAAGCTGTACATGCCACCCGCCAATCAGACCTCGGTTGGTACGGATGCCCTGATCCGCAACATGACCGCTTACTCGTTTGATGTAGTGGACTACGACGGCAACGCCATCATCACCATTGCATCTGGCAAGGCTTGGTACATCTACATCACTGCCAATCCAACAACTGCTGGCACATGGGGAGTGATTGACTTTGGTGCAGGCACATCCTCTGCGGATGCCGCAACTCTGGCAGGGCTTGG